CGGCGGGGTCAATTACGCTGACTTTGATTAGCAGAGTAATATAATAAATGCAAACTATTTTAAATCAACAACTGGAATATAATAAAGGACAATAAATTATGGCATTTGAACTATTTGGATTCAAAATTGAAAGAAACAGCGAGGAATCTGCTAAAGCAAGCATTCCTGCGTTTACATTACCAGAGAACGATGACGGCTCTATGATGGTATCGGGGGCCAGTGCATATGGAACCTATACTGATTTTGAAGGCGCATACAAAAACGAAATTGACTTAATCTATAAGTATCGTGATGCATCTCAAACTGCTGATTGCGAAATTGCGGTTGATAATATTGTCAACGAAGCGGTTGTTATTGAAAAAAACAAACAACCTATAGAGATGTTTCTAGACGATACAGATCTTTCCGATGGTATAAAGACTAAGATTCGTAGTGAATTTGAAACTGTATTACACCTATTGAACTTTAACAACTACGGCCCAGATATTTTCAAGAGATGGTATGTAGAAGGTAGACTCTATTACCATGCTATGATAGATGTTAATGATCCAAAACGTGGTATAATAGAACTCCGCAGTCTTGATTCTACAAAAATCAAAAAAGTAAAACAAGTCAAACAAGAAAAAACGGCTGACCCCAAAAAAGTACAAGTTCGTTTGAATGATATGTACACCTATAATGAAGGTGGACTAGATTCTAGAGGAGGTCAGGGATTGATGATTTCAGGAGATAGTATAGTTTATTCTACTTCTGGATTGTTGAATACAAGAAAAACAACTGTTTTATCTTACCTACACAAAGCACTAAAACCCCTCAATCAACTACGAATGGTAGAAGATGCAATTGTCATCTATCGTATTGCACGAGCTCCAGAACGTAGGATTTTCTATATTGATGTTGGTAATCTCCCAAAAATAAAAGCAGAACAATACATTCGTGACATTATGACACGATATAAGAACAAATTGTTGTATGATTCTGAAACTGGTGAGATCAAAGATGATAAACGACACCAATCAATGTTGGAAGATTATTGGTTGCCTAGGAGAGAAGGTGGTAGAGGAACAGAAATCACTACACTTCCAGGCGGTGAAAATCTTGGACAAATGGATGATGTGGAATTTTTTCAAAAGAAACTCTACAAAGCAATGCACGTTCCTGTATCTCGTCTAGAGGCCGACAATGGTTTCTCTTTAGGAAGGGAAAGTGAAATATCCAGAGATGAAATGCTGTTTAGTAAGTTTATCCAAAAGTTGCAGACAAGATTTGCAATTATGTTTAATGAAATCATGGAAAGACAGTTGCTCTTAAAGGGTATATTGACTGCAAATGATTGGTCTAAGATTAAAGACAAAATTCATTATTCATACAATACTGACCATTATTACTCTGAAGTAAAAATGCATGAAATCATGACACAACGAATGACGATTGCAAGAGATATGGAAGATATGGTAGGGAAATACTATTCAAGAGAATGGTTTAGAGCAAATATTCTCCATCAATCAGAAGAAGAAATTGAACACGAAGATAAACAAATGAGTGTAGAAGCCGAAGCTGATGCTGAGGGAGAAGAAGGTGGAGAAGGTGGATACGGTGAAGAGAAATTAATTGATTTGGGAAATGACTCTAGTACACAATTAACCAGCATATCTTCCTTTAAAAAGAAGAATTTAGGTTAGTTTGGAGTTATTTAATTGTATAAATATTAATAGATAATTAGTGGAGATTAACATGGCAGAACAACAAACACCAAAAGAGATAACAACTGTGAATATAGTTGACTTTTCAATGCAGGACAAACCAATAAAGGTTACGGATGCATTCAATACTCTTATGTCAAACAAAATAGTCGATTCTCTTGTAGCAAAAAAACAAGAAGTTTCTGCTCAAATGTTTACTAACAAAATACAAGAACCAGAAGTAGAAACACCAGAAATAGAAACAACGGAGACATAAAAATGCCACCACTAAAACTTTTAGGAGCCGGAGTTGCAAGTGTTGTTCCTGCGAATGCAGCGGCAATAAATGGTTTTACTGCACAAGCTGCAACACATATTTATATTGTAAATAACGCTGCAAACGAAGTTGTTATTTCTGTATTTAGTTCTGCAACAGCAACAAGTACTACAGATACACTAAAAGGTTCACTAGAACTTGAAACTCTGAAATCTATAATTATAACTAAAGCTGCAGGTGATAAACTTATGTGTGGAGAAACTGGATGTACAATTACACCAGTTGCAATAGGTTCACAATCCGCATGAAAACATTAAAGCAATTCAGGGGAATACTAACAGTTCCCACAAAACAGGATGAATCGATTCAAATAGGAACTATTAAAGTTCCTCTAGAAGAAGACGTTGAAAAACAACTAAGATCTGTTGTTAAAAAGAAGAAAGAGGCAGAAATACAATTTAAAAGTGGAACTTCTGTACCGATTGATCCAGAAGCCGCGTCTGTCATTTTGAAGACTTTAGATTCTCTAAATAGTAGTAATAAGAAAAAAATGCAGGATAACATGAACAAAGACACAAAGTCATTCTTGAAAATCTTGGATTTCGCATTCGACAACGTAAGGTAAAAAATGAAACTAATTTGCGAACTAGCAGAAACTGTTGAATATGATTTAGTTGAAGCAGCAGCAGGAAAACCCAAACAGTATTTTATTGAGGGTATCTTCATGCAATCGGAAATGAAAAATAAGAATGGTAGAATTTATCCATTGAATGTTCTTGAAAAAGAAGTGAACCGATATGTCAAAGAGTATGTTGAACCTAAACGTGCATTTGGCGAACTCGGACATCCAGATGGCCCTACCGTCAATTTAGATCGTGCATCACATATGATTACCTCTTTGAAAAAAGAAGGTAAGAATTTTATTGGACGGGCAAAGATTTTAGGCACACCAAATGGACAAATTGTAAAAAGTATGATTGACGAGGGTTGTCAATTAGGTGTTTCTTCAAGGGGAATGGGTACATTGAAACCCGATAGTAAGAATGCACAAGTCGTACAAAGTGATTTTTATCTGGCTTCTGCCGCAGACATCGTTGCAGATCCATCCGCACCAAATGCTTTCGTTGAAGGTATTATGGAAGGTAAGGAATGGGTTTGGGATAATGGGTTATTGCAGGAAAAGGACATCGAAAGGGCAAGACAGAATATACTGAAAGCCACTTCCAAAACGCTCGAGGAAGTAAAAATAAAAGAGTTTCAAAATTTATTGTCAAAGTTGTGATATTATAAATATTAACAGTAACCGAACTATACCATTAACTATTAGGAGTACCAAGTTCTATGGAAAATACAACTCAAGAAGAAATTCTGGAAGAAACTGAGCAAGAAGGACTTGTTGAAGCTCCAGAAGCAAGTGAAGCACAAGAAGTCAAAGAAGGCGAATTGCCTCCTGCATTGAAAAAAGCTATTGCCGCCAAAAAAGCAAAAGACGGCGATGATGACGATGACGATGATGATGACGAAGAGGAAGAAGAAGACGAGCAAGTAAAAAAAGAATCAGTAAAACTTCCTTCCACTAAGACAGCAATGATTTCTGCACTTTTTGATAAAGTCAACGGAATGAAAAAAGAAGACGTTTCTAAACGTTTTTCTGATCTTATGTCAGTTATCGAAGCAGAAGATTTAGGTGGAGAAACACCTACCGATGCATCACCAGAAGGTGACACATCTAAAATCGGAAAAAAGAAAAAGAAAATTAAAATTTCTATGCCTGAAATTAATGTTAAAGAAGATATCGAAGCATTAGTAGAAGGTGAAGAACTTTCAGAAGAATTTAAATCTAAAGCATCTACAATCTTTGAAGCAGCTGTTCATCAAAAAGTGATGGAAGTCGCAAGTGCCAAAGTTGATGAGATGGAAAAAGAATATCAAGATGAATTACAAGAAGAGATCGTATCATTCCGTAGTGAGTTGACTGACAAAGTTGACGGATACCTCAATTATGTTACAGAAGAGTGGATGAAAGAAAACGAACTTGCGCTTGAAAGTTCTTTAAAGAGCGAAATCACAGAAGAGTTCATGGGTGGATTAAAAGATCTATTCACAGAACACTACATTGAAGTCCCAGAAGAAAAGGTTGACATTGTAGAAAATCTGTTTGATAAAGTAGAAGACCTTGAAGGTCAATTGAACAAATCAGTTCAAGAGAACATTAAGGTTAATAACGAACTCAACGAATATCGTAAGGACAAAATCTTAGAAGAAGTTTGTAACGACCTTGCAGACACACAATCTGAAAAGATGAAATCCCTTGCAGAAGGTGTTTCTTACGAAGATGATTCCGATAATTTTGAGGAAAAAGTGAAAACGATTAAGGAGAATTATTTCCCTAATCAACAAAAACAGGATGAAAACGTTGAACAGGTTGATTTGTCGTCTGATGGAGAAGAAACAACTGCTCCTAAGATGAACCAAATCATGGAAGCATATAGTAAAGCTATTGCTCGTAAATAAAATAACATTTTAAACATTTAAGGAGTTTAAAAATGCAACTTCAAGAAAATTTAGCAAAAAAGTGGGCACCAGTTCTGGATCATCCAGATCTTCCTGAGATCTCGGATGCACACCGTAGAGCTGTTACTGCAATTTGCTTAGAAAACGTAGAAAAACAAGCTGCCGCAGACAAACAAGGTGGAATGTTGATGGAAGCCGCTCCGGTTACTGATATGGGTCTTACAACTGCTGCTGACTTTGTCGGTGGTGCTGGAAACCCAACTCATGCATCAATCGACTTTGCAGATCCAGTTTTGATCAGCATGGTTCGCCGTGCAATGCCACAACTCATCGCTTATGATGTATGTGGTGTACAACCAATGTCGGGCCCAACAGGTTTGATTTTCGCATTACGTGCTCGTGTTGATTCACAGACAGGTGCTGAAATTCTGTTTAATGAAACTCCAGCAAATAAATCTGGTGGTGTTCAAACCAATGCAAAAGATGATGCTAATGTTCCTGGCCTGTTGATTCATTCAACTGGTGGTGCAAACACATCCGCTGCTGCATATACATCTTCCGTTGCTCAAGAAACAGACGGTGGTGAAGGTGATATCGGACAAGAAATGTCCTTCTCTATTGAAAAAGTTTCGGTTGCTGCTGGAACACGTGCCCTCAAGGGTTCTTATTCAATGGAACTACAACAAGATTTGCGTGCTGTTCATGGACTTGATGCAGAAGCAGAACTTGCAAACATTCTTTCCGCAGAGATTCTTGCAGAAATTAACCGTGAGGTTGTTCGCAAGATTTATATCAATTCAAAAGTTGGTGCATCTGCTGGACAAACAACAAATGCAGGCGTGTTTGACCTTGATACCGATTCTAACGGACGTTGGATGGTTGAAAAATTCAAAGGTCTTATGATGCAAATTGAACGTGATGCCAATGCTATTGCAAAGGGAACACGTAGAGGAAAAGGTAATATCATCATGACATCTTCTGATGTCGCTTCTGCTCTTCAAATGGCAGGAATCTTGGATTATGCTCCAGCTATGAGTACTAATCTGAATGTTGATGAAGCATCTGCAACTTTCGCAGGAGTTCTTAATGGTCGATATAAAGTTTATGTTGATCCATATGCCGCATCTAATGCTGCTGAGTTCTATTGTGTTGGTTACAAAGGTTCTTCACCTATGGATGCTGGTATATTCTACTGTCCTTACGTTCCATTGCAAATGGTTCGTGCAGTTGATAGTGCAAGTTTTCAACCAAAAATTGCGTTTAAGACACGTTATGGTATAGTTGCTAATCCGTTTGCTGAAGGTACAACGGTTGGTAATGGTACTCATGTCGCTTCTAACGCATCTGGTGCTAACACAAACGAATACTACAGAAAAGTTCGTATTTCAAACTTGATGTAATTCGTTTCCTACATATAGTAGGGATCTCAAAAGGGAGTGGAGAAATCTACTCCCTTTTTTTGTTTGTAGTCATTTTCTTGTGAGAATCATGATAGTAGTAATTGCCAATGGAACATCTCGTTCCGTCTTTGATATAAACCTCTTAAAAAAACATACCACTTACGGTTGTGATGAACTGTATAAAGAATATACTCCTACTCATTTAATATGCAAAGAAGGCCCGTTGATATGGGATATTTGTAGGGATGGTTATACGAAAAAGAATCAATGTTATTTTAAGATGTTTGATCGTTTTCCTGCAATGCATTATGAAATGTTAAAACTTACATTTCCTTCTAGTGGAAAAGTTCTAGAAACTCAACCACAAACAGATGAATTTGTAATTTTTGGAACTGGAAGAACGATGGTGGTTTACTGGACAGATCCAAACGAACCAACACAAAAATTAGAATGGTGGGGGGATACTGAAGAGGATTCCTTTGCAAGTGAAACGGCCGCAATTCAATTAGCCTGTTTAAATCATCCTCAAGAAGACATCTATTGTATTGGATACGATTATTACTTACACAGGACTGCGGATAACATTATTCTTTCTTCTAGAAATACACCTACTGAAGAGTTTGATTCTACAGAATTGTTTAAACAACATAAACGTATTGAAGAGAAATTTGACAATAAAATATTCCACATTGGGAAACATATGAATTATGTAGAGTTTGAAAATCTGTTAGATAAATAGTAACAGTAAGGAAATTATATGGCAGCATCGAACAAGACACCAGACAATTTAAATTATCTATCCAATATCAGTTTTAGACTGACTATTGAAGACTCCCCAAATATGACTTGGTTTTGTCAAGCAGCAACTGTGCCTGGCGTTTCCATTGAAGGTATAGATGTGTTTACACCACACGCAACCATTCCCTATGCTGGGAATAAGGTTTCGTTTGAAGAATTGAGTATTCGGTTTATCGTGGATGAACATATGAAAAATTGGGTAGAAATCTACGATAGAATTATTGCAATGGGGCTTGCAGAAGGACATGAACAATATCGTCTTTTGAAAGCATCGAATCCTCTCCATCCAAGAGGTGGGGGATATTCCACTATTGTACTTTCCATCTTAACAAGTGCGATGAATCCTCAAATGGAATTTCATTTTTACGATGCCTTTCCAATTTCTGTTTCCGCTTTAGACTTTGACAGTGCATCGTCAGATGTTGAGTACTTTACTGCTACAGCATCATTTCGTTATCAGAACTATGAGATAAAGAACTTATTGAATAATTAAGGTTATAATGACAATTGAAGAAATTATGAAAATGTGGGGGGAAGACTCTCACATTGATGACACAGATTTGGACAACGAATCTTTAGACATTCCAAACAAACACCAAAAATACCTAGATATCTATTCCAAAGAAAAACGAAAGATGAGTGATCTTGAAACTCATTGGAAGGTTCTTTTTCAGCAACGATGGGAAGTGGTTATCTCAAAGAACGGAAAAGCACCAGACCATAATATCAGAGTATCCAAAACAGAGCTAGAACGACATTATGTTGCGGCAGATGATGTTCTTCAGAAGGCAGAAAAAATTATGAATGAACAGAAAAGTAAAGTTGATTATCTAAAATCTGTGCTTTCTATGATTGAGAATAGAAGTTTTCATATTAACAATGCTATCAATTGGAGGAAATTTGTAGCAGGTCTTGGATGACCACAGAAATTGTAATGGAAAAGGATACTGAGGTATTCGTTAGACTTATTTGTGAACCTCATGTAAAGATGGAACTGAATCATTATTTTAGATTCAGGCCTAATGGATATCAATTCATGCCCATGTTTAGAAGAAAGAAATGGGATGGATATGTTTACCTTTTTAACATGGATAGTAATAAAATATATTACGGCTTAATTTCAGAGATAACAAGATTTGCAAAAGACCGTGAATACAAACTTATAGATAATACAGGAGACATTCCAGAACCAATCTCCAATGAAGAATATTTTAAATTTCTTACATCATTTCCTTGTGAATATAAACTAAGAGATTATCAAAGTCTCGCAGTCAGACACTCAATAGACAAAAAACGATGTGTATTATTATCACCAACTGCTTCTGGAAAATCTTTAATTATTTACTATTTGCTTCGGTATTACTTTCCTGAGAAAGCTTTGGTTATTGTTCCAACACTATCATTAGTAAGTCAGATGTATTCGGACTTTGAAGCATATGCAAAGGCAGACAAAACGTTTGAAGTCGAAAATATCGTCCACAAAATCTTTGGTGGTCAAGAAAAGAAATCGGACAAACCAATCATTATTTCAACGTGGCAATCGTTGTATGAACTGCACAAGGGATTCTTTAGTGATTTTCGTTTAGTGATAGGAGATGAAGCACATCTTTACAAAGCTCGTTCTCTTACGAAGATATTGAAGAATCTAGAAAATGCACCTTATCGAATTGGAACAACAGGGACACTGGATGAGGTAGAAGTACATAAATTAATACTAGAGGGGTTGTTTGGTGCAACGAAGAGAGTAACCACCACAAAAGAACTCATCAAGAACAAGACACTCTCATCAATTTCTATAAAATGTCTTGTTTTAAAATACCCAAAAGAAGAATGTGCTGTAGTATCAAAACTGAACTATCAAGAAGAAATAGATTTTCTAGTTAGCCATCCAGAAAGAAACAAGTATATTTGTAATTTGGTAAATAGTCTAAAGGGGAATAGTTTAGTTCTATTTCAATTGATAGAAAAACATGGAAACATTCTACATTCAATTCTGGAGGAAATTGTTGATTCTTCTAGGAAAATCTTTTTTGTTTATGGAGGAACAGATGCAGATACAAGAGAAAAAGTCAGAGAACTTGTCGAGAAGGAAAAAGATGCTATTATATGTGCAAGTTATGGCGTATACAGTACCGGCATCAACATTAGGAATCTTCACAACATTGTTTTCGCTTCACCTTCTAA